TGTGGCTTGTGGTGGTGCTTGTGGTGGTGCTTTGGGTGTTGCTTTGTGTGGAACTTAAAGAGAGCAACGCACACGCCCACACACGCAACGCAAAAAAAAACAGACTATCTCACAGACAGGCATAAATAAAAAAAGTACGCCCACCCACAGGCACACGCAAAGGACATGCTATCCTTATATAGTAAAAAACCCCTTTAAAGCCTCACTTTTGGTATCTTTTGCAGTCGCACACACGCACCGCATGGGGGAAATTGCCGTCCTGTATATATCATATACCCCCTCAGAATTTTCTATGAAATATTCGCCATGCGTTCTGCCATTCGATTAGCACGATTAGGCGTTTGTTTAGCCCATCTGCTATCTAGCATCTCCACACTGGCTGTCTTATAGTCCCCATCTTGTAATGCTTTAAGCATACCCTTAAACTTAGATACCCCATAAGCACCCATTTGGTACACCATCTCAACCACAATGTTCCTTGCACTGTCGTTAATATCAGGACATAACATAAGTAAATCATCAGCACCAGTTACAGCTCTAGCAAAGTCTCTTTCAAATAAGACTAACCACCCTGCGTGGTCTGTAGGTGCTACTTCACCATCTAACATCTTGTGTCCATAGCCACCTGTAAGATGACCTTCAGTACACTTGTAAACTTGTAATTTATAGCCTTCTTCTTTTTTAACGGCTTCTTTTGTTTGGTTTATATCCATCTGTCTTTACTCTGTGTCCTTCCGATATTGTTTTCCATAAATCTTTCTAATTCTTGGTCTAACAATTCTTCTTTGTGTTGATTATAAGATAATGTTTGGTCTCTATCTATTCTGTCTACCCAATACTTAGCCGCCATAGCTAAAGCATCAATAGCATCATCATGTCTTAACGAACCTTTGTCTCTAGTCAGTCTTGTCATTTGTCTAAACAACTGATGGTCAGGTTCATTCTTAAAATCTTCGTGTATCAGTAAATCATCTACCACTAACCTGTGTGAGTTCATCAAAGGCTCTAGTGTATCTATAATACGTTTTTCTTTTTGTGTATTATGTCTAACTTCTTCTATCTCACATGGGTGTATCTTTGCCATGACAGGTTTTAACAACTGAGTTGCCATACCATCACCAAAGTTACTTTCAATGACCACATAGTTTACATCATGTTTCTTTGCGATATTAGATAGTCTTGCCATAGTAGTTTCTGAATACCCACCTTCTAGTGAGCCTACAGAGGTCAGATAAAGCACTCCATGAAGCATTTTAAGCACCGCATACGCTGTTTTGTCTTCTCCACGACCACTAGGGTCAATAGACATAACTGTGCCTTCAAATGCTGTAAATTCTTCACTCATCATCATAGGAGCTACAAAGTAATCACCTTTAAGTCCCACATTGGGAATATCAGGGTCTATAGCTTTCATTTGCTCTGGTGATGATGCCCATTGTATCTTTGCAGGTGCATCTTTCCATGTAGAGCAACCTGAAGCTACAATTAAATCGTTTAACTTTAGAGGGTATCTATTTGCATCAGACAAACTTGTGTCCAACATAAATTGTAAGTTAAAACCAGAACGACCATAAGATGATAGTCTTTCCATAAGGTCTACCGCATCAAACCTTTTGGGGTCTGTGGGGTCACCTTCTGTACCTTGAATAATGTCTGCAAGTTTGTGACCATAGCTAATCTTTTGTGTAGCATTAGGTACTAACGCAGTCCAAATTTTTGTCTTAAATCCTCTTTCTTCTAATGAGTTGTATAATGACATCTCATTTTGAGGAGTTCCTAAAAATATAATTCTACCAGTGTTAGGTTTAATAATTGCATCAAACTCTTTGACTGTCTCTGACAATCTATCTCTCATTAACTGCGTTTGGGAGTTATTAGCACTCTCAACGTCATCAGCAATAATAATATCTGCTCTACTACCTGTTAACTGCCCTGTGATACCCATAGATTTAACTGATGGTGCATGACTGGCTGTAGCAGGTGCTACATCAAATGATACCTTAGAATGTCTTTGATTATCTCTAGGTATTAAGTGTTGTAATAGTGGCATCTCTCCAATTAACCTTTGTGTAAAGGTACTGAAGTCATCTGCTCTAGTTTTACTAGCAGATACTACCAAAATATTTTTTTGTGGATTAAGAAGTAATTGATGACAGACAAAAGCAGAGGTAATCCAAGATTTACCTACGCCTCTAAATGCTTGTATTACAAGTCTCTTTTCGTTTGACTGTAAGTAATCTGCAATATCGAATTGTATCGGTGTTGGGTCTGGCAGGTTTAAATGCTTCCAACATAAATACAAAAAATTTTTAAAATTCTTTAATCGTTTATCCATCATCAAATGGTACTTCGTCTAAAATATTATCTTCTTTTTTAGATAAAGGTTCTTTACTGTATGTTTTACAAACTTCTAAACATACTTTCATTTCTGAAGCTGTTAAATCTTCTCCTGATTTTAATTTCTTATAAGCATGGTTTACCAATAGTTGTGGTAACTCTTTTAAGACTGTCTCTAAATTACTGGGGTCTTCCTTGTCGGTTGTATTTTTTATGGTCTCGTTTTTCATCTTTGTTTAACCTTTTTTTATGTGTTCTAACTCTTTTCTTTGGTTTTTCTCTAACCTCAAAATCTTTAAATTTTTTAGCCACAATTAATTACTAGTTAACCTGTCCATGTGATTATAAATTCTGCCAATTTGTTTATCTATTGACATGATTTCTTCTGTAAGCATTCCTAGATGAACTTGAAGTTCTACAATAGTCATCAATACATAAGTAGATAATCCTAGAAGGATTGTACCAAGTAAACCTATTAACATTGTATTGTGTTGTCGTTTCATTTCTTTTTTTTCTTTTTAGAGTTGCAATTAGGAAAGTCGAAAGTGTAGACATCATCTACAATCTTATCTAAAAATTTCATACGTCCATCTATCCAACCAAAGAATGAATAGATAAACTTGTCCATTATTTCTTTTTAAGTTTATTCATTGTAGTGACACCAAATGATGCTCCTACGATTGTTAAAATAATGTACCAAAACATAGGGTCAGCATTTTGTAATATTGCCCAACCACGTTCCATTGTGTCTTGAAAGTATGGCACGAAATGAAGTCCCATTAAAATTGTGAAAAACAAACATAACCATTCGTCTTTCCACGAGTGTTCTTGTTGTTTAATTTGTTCTATTGAGATTTGTGAAGCCGCATCTAATTCTTTTTCTCTTACAATTTTATCTTTTTGTAATTTGTGGGAAATAGCTCCGAATGTTTTTTCTGCTATGATTTTAGTAAGAGGATTTTTTAATAACGCTAACCACATCTTACATTGCCCAAAGAATAACTGACCATATTACAAACAATGTAAAAAGTTTTTTATTTGTATTACCCCAGTATATTACTGCTTTATCTTTCCAAGTTTTTGGTGTGTAACCATATATTATCATGTCATCTCCTTTTTGATTTCGTTACAAAAATATGTAACGTATAATTTTTCTTCGTTCATTTTTGTTTCGTATTTTTCTGTAAATGTAGTAGTTATTTTTGCACCACCATTTACACACTCAGTCCAACTGTTGTATTCTTTTGGTACAGTTGCGGTGTTATTACAAAATCCAGTAATTGCAGAGCAAATACTAAACGCTAGTATAAATTTCATTCAATGATGTATTTGTAATTATTTAAAGTTGAAATAACCTAGTATTCCAACAACTATTGTCCCAATAGCTAAGATAACTCTAAGTCCACCCTTACCCATAGAAACATCTTGTCTTAACGACTTAATTTCTTTTTTCATTTCTTCTATGCTTTTTAGAATGTTATTCATTCGTTCAGCACAAAGTTTCTCATGTGAAGAAAGTCTTACTCCAGTTGCTTCGTCAGCAAACTGTTTAAGATTATTCTTTCTAGGCATTATGGTTTAGTAGGAAAAACTACAGCTTCAACATCAGCAACAGTAGTTAAACCATTTGTTATATCTCTTAAAGATTGTCTGTAAGTTCTCATCTCTGCACTCATAGTATTATCAGATAATGCTAAATAATCTGTGTCTTGTAATAGTTTATTTCTTTTAGCTCTTAAATCTTCCATAGCCATATCAAATTGTAATTCTGCTAAACCATTAATACATTCTTGTTCAGTAGGTTTTGATTTACTATTGTCATGTATAATTAAATTAGCATAAATTTTATTTTTACTATCACTCCAACCAAACCATTGACCTTCATGTAATCTAGCTAAATAATCTTCAATATGAGTTGGTTTGCCATTAATATCCATTTTATGTATCTCCTAATCTAACAAAAGTCATGTGTGTTTCATTATCAACACTACTGCCTTTCCAATTTAATGAAGCATCTACAGCAGCAATTTTAAATCTAACTTTATGGTTTGATGTATCTGCACAATCAAATAAACTATCTGTTGCTAATTGAGTTGGAGTGTAGTTTGAACTTGTTTGTTGTAAAAAAGTTCCACCTTCAGCTATTTCTGTCCAAGAGCTACCATTATTTCTAGTGCTTTCAATATAAACTAACATCCATCTACAATCAGAGTTCATATCTACTTCTGCTTGAAAATTTATGTGATAAATTCCTGTTTCTGGAAATGTAAATACACCAGAACTTTCTGTCATAGCAGAGCCAATCGTTCCTTGACCAGATGTATCAACTCTTTCAAGATTAGATGATAAGGTAGTTGAACCACTTGTAAAATCAGCAGTCAATCTCCATTGGTCTGACATAGTAATACCAGTAGAAATAGCTGCTGGTAATGATGTTACACTAGATAAAGAATTATTATTTAAAGTTATTATTGCCATTATGCGTTCTCCAATGCTGTTATTCTAGCTTCAAGTTCTTGAATAGTTTTAACCAGTAAAGGTACTAATTTAGATTGGTCGATACCTTGTGGTTTAATAATAGTATTTCCATTTTCATCTAATTTATTATCTCCAACAGATACACCTTCTGGTAATTCTTCTCCTTCTTCCCAAACTTGTACAGCATCTTTAGTTCCATTAACTGCTTCTGGAACTATATTTGATACTTCATGTGCAATAAAACCATCAACTGTTTTAGTATTGTCTGCAATAAAATTAAATCTTGCTGGTTTTAGTTGTTTTAATCTTGTTGTTGCATCAAAATCATAATCTACATTTTCTTTAAGTCTGTAGTCAGATGAAGTGTTATAAGATGTTGATGAACCACTTGTTTGAATAGTTCCAGCATTTCCATTTCCATTATTAAATTCCATTATTGTAGCTGTACCAGTATCAGTTACATTTAAATCTAATGTTAAAGCACCAGCACCATTAGCTCTAATTTCTAATCCTCTGTTTGAACTAGAAGCAGCAGCATCAAAATTTGTTTTTAAAAGATTAACTTGTCCATCACCATCTATACGCATAGCTTCTGTATCAGAAGGTTTTAAAATAATACCTCTTACTGTGTGTCCAATTACAAATGCTGTGTTAGGTGTTGCGTTATCTTCAGCTCTAACATATCCATAAAAATTTGAAGTGCTTTCTTGAAATGTGATACCAGTAAATTCTCCAGAAACATTTGTAGATTTACCTAAAGATAGATTGTACCCAGATATTGCTGAATTTTTTCCAATACCAACATTATTATTACTATCAATAGTAATAGCTGTTGCATTTCCATTATCATCTATGCTTGGAGAACCAGCTGCTGCAAAAGTATTATCTCCTCTTAAAAAAGTTGTAGCATCTTTCGTTCCAGATGCTGAAAGTTTATCAAGTGAAACTGTACCATCTGCTGGAGTAGTAATTAATCCAACTCCATAATGTAAAATAAAATCGCAAGTAGATGTTCCAGCAACTGCTGTTCCAAAATCTATTGTTGAACCAGATACAGTAAAGTTTCCAGCTTGAACTACACCATCAATACTAACTAATAATGTGTTCGCAGAACTAGGTGTAAAATTACTTCCACCTTTTTGTAATG